GTCGCACATATTTCGCGAGCAGAGCTATTGATGACAACTTCAGAAGCCAAACTAAAAAACATATTGGCATTAGTGATCTCAAATTCTCTAACGCTTTAGATAGTGAAAAAGAAAATGAAGAAGCTAAGATGATTGACTTTGTAGAACATTTGTCAGACATGATCATGCTTACAAAAACAGAATGCGCTCTTATACAAATAACAACTTCTGCGCAAGGTATGCAAAATTTCGATCTTCCAGCTAATCTTAAACGTAAATCTGGTCCAGATAAGCCTAGAAAAGATAGTTATTCAGCATTAGTATTAGGTAATTGGCTTTGTAAGATATATTTCGATATGGGTAATACTCAGGTTGATGATATTACAGAAACTTTTGAGCCTATGTTTATAGCTTAAAGTTAAAAAGTCACTTTCAAAGTTACAATGTGTAACTATTATTAACATGAGTCGCAAATATAATAAAAGATCAGATTATTGGAGTAAGTTTTCAAAGGCAGATGAGAATCAATCAGCACCTTTGGACGCTTTATTAAAGGATTACTCAGAACCTTCGCTTGTTGGCGACCCGTTTTACGAGCAAAGTACAGCTTCAACATACGAACGAACTGGAACTGGCGAAACAACCAATCTTCGCAGAAACCTAGCTTATGTAGGACCAAAAATATATAAATACGGTAACATTAGAGAAGGTATGTTGCCATTTGAAATGTCTATTAACGGATACAATATCCGCGATGCTATCGAATTATGTCAGAAAGCTTATGCCAACGTAGCTATTTTCAGAAATGCAGTTGATATCATGTCTGAATTTGCTAATGCCGAAATTTATTTAGAAGGTGGAAGTCAAAAAGCTAAAGACTTCTTCACCAAGTGGATGAAGTATACAAGAATGTGGAATGTAAAAGATCAATACTTTCGCGAATACTATCGTAGTGGTAACGTATTCTTTTATAAGATCAACGCTAAGTTTGAAATCGATGACTTTCAAAAGCTTTTGGAAACATACGCTTCGTATGATGGATCTTCGTATAATACAGATATTAAATTGTATAACTATCCAACACCATACGATGTAAAGAACTTAGTTCCTGTTCAATATATACTACTCAATCCATTTTATCTAACAACAAATCACACTAGCTCTTGGCATCAAGTTGTTTATCAGAAAATACTTTCTGAATATGAATTAGAAAGACTAAGATCACCAAAAAACGAACACGATAAAACTGTTTTTGAAAGTCTAGACGACGAAACAAAAGAAAAAATTAGATTAGGGCAATGGGCTAGAGATGGTTTGAAGATTCAATTGAATCCTACTGATATTATTTATTCTTTTTATAAGAAACAAGACTATGAACCATTTGCCGTACCATTTGGTTTCGCGGTTCTTGATGATATCAATTTTAAAATGGAAATGAAAAAGATTGATCAAGCTATTTGTCGCACAATTGAGAATGTAATCTTGTTGATAACTATGGGAACTGAGCCAGCTAAAGGCGGCATCAACCATAAAAACATAAAAGCCATGCAAAGTCTTTTAAGCAATCAATCTGTTGGTCGTGTTTTGGTTGCTGACTATACAACAAAAGCTGAATTCATTATTCCTGACATGAATAAAGTTTTGGGATATGAAAAATACAAAGTCGTTAACGAAGACATCAAAGAAGGATTACAAAATATTCTTATTGGATCAGAAAAGTTTGCTAATACTACAGTAAAAGCTCAAGTATTTTTCGAAAGACTAAAAGAAGCTAGAAAAGCTTTCTTGAATGATTTCTTGCAACCTGAAATGGAATTAATATTCCGTAATCTAGGATTTAAAGGTAAGTGTCCAATTGCTAAGTTCGAAGAAGTTTCTATCAAAGATGAAACACAGTTTAATCGCGTTGTAACTCGCATGATGGAACTTGGAATATTGCCACCAGAAGAAGGTTTGAAGGTTATCGAAACAGGTATATATCCAACTCAAGAAGAATTAGGTATTGCTCAACAAAAATTCGTCGAAGAAAGAAAGAAGGGGTATTACAATCCAATCGTTGGCGGCGTTCCTGTTATTCCTCCAGCTATGCCAGAAGTTCCAACTGGTGGAGGAACAAAGCCTCCAATGAAAAAGACAACCACTCCAACAGAAAGAGGTCGTCCTGTTGGTGCCAAAGCTTCTGTTTACGCTAAAGATGCAATTGCGAAGGTTATGGAAAAGACAAAAGATTTATATTCTATTGTTGAAGCGGGGTTAAAAAAGAAATACGCAAAAAAGAATTTAAATTCAGAACAAAAGAAACTAGCTCAAGGAATTTCTGAAGCAATTATTCTAGCTTCTGAATCAGATAATTGGTCAAGCGTAGCTTCGGAAGTTTTAAACGATCCTAACAAATTAGACACATTAGGAATATTAACTGAAATTCAAAATACCGCTTCAGAACATGATTTAGATACATATGCTGCGGGTCTTTTATATCACAGCACTAAATATTCCGTGTAAAATCTAATATTATGTTTCTTTATAAGACAAAATTTGACAATATTGTTACGGCTTCATTGAATTTTGATAAGAATATTCTCTTGTCACAAGCTTCATTGGAACCTCTCAAGTCAATTATTCCTTCTTCAGTTAATTTAGAAAAAAATGTTGACTTGGTTGGTGCTGCATTTAATGCTGCTGTTGTAAATCGTTTCAATAAGAACGGTGACGGTATTGATACAAATACTGCAATTGCTTTTAAGAAATATTTTATTCATAAGCCAACGAATATTGAACATAAAAAGCAAAGAGTCGTTGGGCATATTGTTAATTCTGCTTTTTCTTCTTATGGAGAAAATAAAATATTATCTGATGAAGATGTAAAAGACACTCTTAACCCATTTAATATTGCTTTAGCTGCTGTAGTTTATAAAACAGTAGATCGCGACTTCGCTGATGCATTGATGGACTCAAATGATCCTCAGTCAGCTTTGTATGAAAAGATAAGTGCAAGTTGGGAAATTGGTTTCAACGAATACTTTGTTGCTGTTGGTAGTTTAGATCTCAAACAAGCTGAGATCATTACTAAAAAAGAGCAAATTGATGAATTTAAAAAATATTTGAAAGGCTTTGATGGACCTGGATTTATGAACGATGGTACTCCAGTATACCGTTTGGTTACTGGACGTATTTATCCATTAGGTATCGGATTCACTACTAATCCAGCGGCAGATGTTCAAGGAGTAGTAATTGATGATGGAACTTCAGCAATAAATTCAGACGATGATGCTGAAGAAAATGAGGAAGAAGAAGAGATGGAGACTGAAGAAGCTGAATCTTATGAAGTTAATTCCATAGATTTACTAAGCTTTAACAATAAAATATTTTCACAAAAAGAAAAACAATCTGTAAATAATACCAAAACTAAAACTATGGATTTAGAACAAATACTATCTGCATTAAAAACAGTTCTCGCTGAAAAGCAAGATTCTGTCAAGTTTAGTGAAGAAGCTGTTGCCTCAATTTCTGCTAAAATCGCTGAAAGCATTAAACTCAAGAACGACGAAATTAAGCTCGAAATGGAAAAAGCTGAAATCGCCAAGGCTGAAGCCGTCGCTCAAGCCGAACAATTCAAGAAAGATCTAGAAGAGAATAATAAGAAACTTTCTGAAACTGCTGCCAAGCTCGCAGAACTCGAAAACACAATTTCTGCTCAGGCCGCTCAAGAACTTTATAGTTCAAGAATGAACATTCTAGATAGCGAGTACGATCTTGACGAAGTTGATCGTCAGTTCCTCGCTAAAGAAGTTTCTGTTCTAGCTAATACTGATGAAGCTTTTGCTTCTTATAAAGATAAGGTCGCCGTTCTATTCAGACACAAGAGCAAAGCATCAAAGCTAGATCAAGATAAGATTTTCCAAGAACGTTTAGAAGCTGAATTGGCTAAGAGAATGGGTCAAGTCAAGACTCAACCAACTGAAGTTGTCGAAAAGACAGTTGAGGTTGAAACAGCTTTGGCTAATGCCAAACGCGAAGAGCCAGCTATTCCCGCTCAGTCAATTACTCTTTCTGAAACAAAGACTTCTTGGAAAGAAAGACTAGGTAAGGCTTTCAGCAAAGAAAATATAACCGTTAAATTTTAAAAATATATGTCACTAAGATTATATCCATTCAGACAATATAGCGATGTTGATGTTATCAACATGTTCGCTAGCGACACTGTTGATGCCAGCCCATCTACAAATGGCAATGGTTCAGCCGGTGTTTTCGTTAAGGTATCTGCTGGTAATTTGGATCTAGATCCAATTCAATACACAGCTACCGATATCACAAATACACTAGGTAAAGCAGATTATCCTTTCTTGGGTGCTGCTCAATATCCTGCTGTACCTTTGAGATTCACTGCTGCCACTGCTGGTGAACCAGTTCTTGGCATTACATTGAATCAAACTCTCGCTGCTGATGAAAACGGCGAAAGACTACTTTATAATCCTGTAAAGAGAGCTGAATTGCAAGCTGTTCTTACTGGACAAGCTGTTCCTGTAGCTACCAAGGGTGTATTCACCTTGGCTGATACAGCTATCGATTGGGTAGACGCTAGCATGACTGTAAACAATCACCTCGTTATCTCTGCTAACGCTGGTAAGGTTTCTGGTCTAGCTGCTTCTACAGTATCACCAATCACTGGAACTACCAGCATCGTTGGTAGAATTTTGGGAACTGGTCAACGTGTTTCTCAGAATGGTAAGAGCGATTATTTCGCTGGAACCACCACTGGCAAGTACGCTCTAGTCCAAATCGACTGTGTAACTTCCTACGTTGTCTAATATTTAACATCTTAAAAATATGAAAATCGTTTTAAAGAGAACAGATGAACAAGTCGAGCTAATCAAAGCTCTAGCCTCAAAGAACCGTGAAGTAGCCTTCGATGCTCAAGTAGCATTGGCTGAATTCATTGGACCAGTATTGGCTGAAGTAATTAATAACGCTCCAACCATTTCCAACTTGTTCACAAGTCTTCAGTTCAATGCTGAAGATAATCCTTCAATTCCTCTAGACCTCTATTATGATATCTTCGATGAAGATTACATCAAGGTCTATAGCCAAAGTGTCGCTGGTGGTCTTCCTCAGAACGTAGTTCAACCTTTGGCTTCTGAGCTAAAGATTGCTACTTATCGTCTCGACAGCGCTGTCGCTTTCGATAAGAAGTACGCCGCCAAGAGCCGCTTGGATGTAGTTAGCAAGTCTTTCACTCGCGTAGCTCAAGAAGTTATGCTCAAGCAAGAAAGAACTTCTGCTAACCTCGTAATGACTGCTCTAGCTCAAGCTTCAACTGGTAATGATAGCACTGCTGCTAATAATTATCACGTTTTCCGCTCTGCTGCTGCTGGTCGTTTCGTTCTTAACGACTTGAACAAGCTATTCACCAAGATCAAGCGCATCAACGCTTCATTCGTTGGTGGTACTCCTTCTGGCGCTCGTAGAGGTCTAACCGATCTTATCGTTTCTCCAGAAATCATCGAAGAAATTCGTGGTATGGCTTACAACCCAATTAATACCAAAGGAAGTTTGACCACTGGTAACGCTGCTTCACAGACAGCTTCAAACGCTCCTATCGCTGCTACTGACGAAATCCGTAATCAAGTTTTCAGTCAGGCTGGTATTCCTGAATTCTTCGGAGTTTCCATCATGGAAATCCTAGAATTCGGTGTCGGCAAGAAGTTCACCACAATCTTTGATACAGTCGCTGGTTCTACAGCTTATGCTGATAACTACGCTGTACAATCCAATAGTGGTACTGCTCAACAATTCCTCGCTACTGAGCAGATCGTAGTTGGTCTCGACAGATCACGCGATTCACTCATTCGCGCCGTAGCTGTTGATGCTGATTCTGGATCAGAATTCAATCTAGTCGCTGATGACCAATATACTCTACGTCAGGGTAAGATTGGTTATTATGGCGCTCTTGAAGAGGGCCGCATGGTTCTCGACAATCGCGCTTTGGTTGGATTGATTGTCTAATATAAATAGTAGTTCGTCATAAATTAGGCGTTATCCGAAAGGGTAACGCCTTTTTTATTGAATATTATCAATTTTGTGTAATATAGTATATGGCTAAAAAGTCCACAAAAAATAAACCAACAAATGCAGCAAAGCCTGAACCTCAAAAGTCTGAGCTAGATAGTTTAAATCTTGCTGATGGAAAAGTTTATCCTGATCCTGATATTGAAAAGGTAAAAAAGCTTGAAGAAATTCTTGGTATTAAAAAGATGAATCCATTTGGTACATCTAATATTGATATTTTTAAGGAAAAGTTAAATGAAATGACCATCGTAGATTTGCAGCATATGTGCGAAAAAGTTGGTATTTTTGCTAGTGGCTCACGCCAGCAAATCAAAGAGAAGTTGTTGCGCGAATTTAAGTCTACTAATAAAGGAACGATATCTATGTTGGTTCAAAATCCTTCTTTAGTTTTAGATCCTAATAATCCAAAGCATCAAAAAACTTTAAAAATTCTCCGCGAGATATAATATATAGTACCTAATTAATTATGGAACAGAACAATCAGAATCAAATTAATCTATCACAAGTAACCGATGTTCAGCTAAAGGCATTTGCCTATGATGAACTAGGTAAGATCGAAGTAGCTCAGGCTAATCTTCGCGTCATCAATCAAGAACTCGCAAATCGTGCGAAGGCAGCTTCAGGCGCGTCAAGCAATGGAGTTGTGAATCCAGATTTGCCAGTAGTTAAGTAATATAAAAAATATCAATAAACCCAAGCGAAAGCTTGGGTTTTTTTGTCTCCAAATTTAATATAACGTGTAATAAATATCAAATGGCGACACAGTTATCTATTATAAGAGGCGACACTTTTCCTACGCAGACAATAACTGTAACATCTGATAGTTTAGATTTTACAAATATAACTTGCACTGGGCAAATTCGCCCACACCCAGATGGAACTTTATTATATACTTTTGTACCAACTGTTGTATCTGGAGTAAATGGCACCGGAGTCGTAGAATTTAATTTTCCAGCTAGTGTTACAAGAGGTTTTCCGCCAATTAATTTGTATGGTGATTTGCATTTTTATTCTACTGGCATTATGGACCGTACTCTTTTTGAATTTAGATTAAATGTTTTACCTGATGTAACGCAATTATCGTAATGTCAAATATAAATGTCAATACTTCCTCTAATAACAATCAGATAAATGTAACCGTTGGAGGAGGATCGAATTCTACTGTTGTTGACAGCAGTAATAATAATTCTATTTTAGTTCAATCAGTAGCGCCAGCAGGTTCCACTTCTAAAATAGTCGAAAGAGGACCAGCAGGAACTTCAGGAACTAGCGGTACTTCTGGAACGAGTGGTACATCAGGCACTAGTGGAAGCTCAGGTACATCTGGGTCTTCAGGTACATCAGGGTCATCAGGCACAAGCGGCTCATCTGGAACTAGCGGTTCTTCAGGAACAAGTGGAAGTTCTGGAATTGATGGCACTTCTGGATCAAGTGGAACATCAGGAAGTTCAGGCGCATCAGGATCATCAGGCACAAGTGGCTCATCTGGTACTAGCGGTTCATCAGGAACCAGCGGTAGCTCAGGAATAAATGGTACTTCAGGATCTTCAGGAATAAATGGAACGTCAGGCTCTAGTGGAACCTCTGGTACTTCAGGAACATCTGGCTCTTCAGGAACCAGCGGTTCTTCAGGAACGAGTGGGAGTTCTGGAATCGATGGAACTTCAGGTTCTTCAGGCATCAATGGAACTTCTGGGTCTAGCGGAACATCTGGAACTTCCGGTTCAACAGGAACAAGTGGTACAAGCGGTTCATCTGGAACAAGTGGGTCTTCAGGAATTAATGGAACTTCAGGTTCTAGTGGAACTTCTGGGACTTCAGGGACATCTGGCTCTTCAGGAACAAGCGGTTCTTCAGGAACGAGTGGGAGTTCTGGAATCGATGGAACTTCAGGTTCTTCAGGCATCAATGGAACTTCTGGTTCTAGTGGTATAAATGGAACTTCTGGGTCTAGCGGAACATCTGGAACTTCCGGTTCAACAGGAACAAGTGGTACAAGCGGTTCATCTGGAACAAGTGGGTCTTCAGGAATTAATGGAACTTCAGGTTCTAGTGGAACTT